GTGGTTGTGGATCTGGAGCACTATGTACAGGAACAATAAATAGATGCTATCAAGGAGGTATCAATTGTTAACAGATTTAAGTATTCAGTATACTAGAGGAAATGACGGTATAGATGGAGTGCCCCTAGTATGGGTGATTGATGGAGAATGTGTCTATGATATTCCGACATGGACTGAATATAAAGAAATGTTTATGTCTAGCAATACAGTAGTTGATGTATCTCAAAGTTATCCAAATCATGACGGTATAACAGTTAGATTTATTAAAGATGGATCAATGGTCAATGAATTACAAACTTCTGAATATTTTGGAAGTATCCTATTAAGTAATCCATTAGTGCTTGACTTAAGAGACTACCCGTATGGAAGATATGTTCAGTCTCCAAATGCAACTTTTGATGGAGAAAAATTTACCATAACAAATAGAGACATGGCAGAATTAATTCCTTGGGCTCCAACACAGCCACAATACACTGACTGATATCGTGTATAATAGAATAACAACTATTTGAGGGGAAATAATGTCAAAATCAAGGTGGCAAGAATATAAAGAAAAAAATGGAGTAACTCCGTTAGATTTGTTAAACCCAATGACAAAACATGCTGCTGAGGATTTAGCAACATCAAGAATGTCAATATGTAGAGCATGTCCAGAACTAATCTCTTTAACTTCTCAATGTAAAAAGTGTGGTTGCATTATGTCTATAAAGACTAAACTTGATGCAGCAAAATGTCCTATTGGTAAATGGTAAAATGAAAAAGACAAACCTTATAATTATTCCAAGCAGGAATAGGGTTGCAAATACTGAAAGAGCAATTAAAGCAATAAAAGAAACTTCTTTAATATCAGACATAATGATTGGTTTAGATGCAGACAATCATGAAATATATCCTAGATTTGATGGAGTAATTTATGAAGTTAATCCACAAACAGAAAAGCGTATGAATGGCACTCTTAATTTATTGTCAACAAGATATGCAAATATGTATGAGACAGTTTATTTTATGGGAGATGACCACCTACCAATAACAAAAGGCTGGGATGAAAGACTGTATCAGCCAATTAAAGAAAAAGGCTACGGTGTCTCATACGGCAATGATTTGTATCAAGGTCAGAACCTTCCTACTGCAGTAATGATGAGTACTAACATTATTAGATCTTTAGGTTTTATGTCTCCACCAGAACAGATACATATGTTCTTAGACAATTTTTGGAAAGCGGTTGGAGAAAAATTAAAATCAATATATTATTTTGATGATGTTATTGTAGAACACTTGCATGCCTATGTTGGTAAATCAGAACTTGATGAAATGTATTTGTCTGTAAATAATGAAGAAGTTGCAGGTAATGATGGCAAGAAGTATCATGAGTACATGCATAGCAAGTTTGATTCAGATATTGCAAAATTAAAGTCTGATCTTGGTATAGAATGAACATTCTAATAACTGGACATAAAGGTTTTGTTGGCAAATACTTTTGGAAAAAACTTGACAACGGAAAAAACAAATTAACTGGAGTAGATATAAAAGATAATATAGACTGTAGAGATTTCTTTAAAAAATCAGACACACAGTTTGACCTGGTTATACATTTAGCAGCAGTAGTTGGTGGAAGAGAAACTATAGAAAATAGACCACTTGCAGTAGCAGATAACTTTAGTATTGACTCTGAGTTCTTTCAGTGGTGTTTAAAGACTAAGCCAAAGAAAGTAGTTTATTTTTCTAGCAGCGCAGCATATCCAACTTACTATCAAGTTGAAGGTAATCAACGCAAGTTAAATGAAGATATGGCTGACTTTAGTTCTAAACCAGACATGACTTATGGTTGGTCTAAAATGGTAGGAGAATACCTAGCATCATTTGTAGACAGCGTTTATATCTTTAGACCATTTTCTGGATATGGTAAAGATCAAGATTTAAATTATCCATTTCCTATGTATGTAAAAAGAGCATTAGAAAAACAAGATCCATTTGAAGTTTGGGGAAATGGTAAGCAAACAAGAGACTTTATTCACATTAATGATATTGTAGATGCAGTAATAACTTCTTTAGACAATGATCCAATCGGTCCAATAAACTTGGGAACAGGAAGATCAACTTCATTTTTAGAACTAGCAGGAATGTGCATGGACACAGTTGGATATAAAGGTAAAATAGTTACTAGGCCTGAAAAGCCTATTGGGTGTATGCACAGAGTAAGTGATAATTCTAAAATGCTATCTTTCTATACCCCAAAAATAAGTTTAGAGCAAGGAATATGGGAAGCGGTAAATGGCTAGTGTATTTGTTCAAATAGCCTCGTATCATGATTTTGAATTAGGCAAAACAATTTTACATGCAATAAAGCAAAGTAGCAAAAATCATGAAATTCATTTTGGAGTATTTAATTGCTACTATCAAAACAATGATATTTATATTCCTAAAGTTGAAAACTTAAAAGTAATAGAAGAAGAAGCCCCCTTTGGAGTTGGAGTAGGAAAGTCTAGAAATATAGCAAACAGTCTTTACAGTGGACAAGATTATTATTTACAGGTTGATTCTCATACAAGGTTTAAACAAAATTGGGATGAATTTTTAATATCACAAATAAAAGGGTACCAAGGAATAGGAATTAAAAAACCATTATTAACCACGTATCCTGGAACATATAGATATAATGATAACTTAGAAGAGGTGATAGACTGGGGAGATAATGTTAGTGCAATATACTTTGCAGATAACCCAGAACAGTTTAAAGACACCCTTATTCCTGGACAAAGAGCAATCCCTACAGAAGGAACTATTCTAAGTAAATCAATTTCTGCTGGATCTATTTTTAGTATTGGAGAATTTGCTGATACTGACTTTAATGATAAAGTTGCTTTTTGGGGAGAAGAAATATTTATTGCAGCCCAATCTTGGACTAGAGGGTTTGATTTACTTATACCATCTATTCAGCAAATATTTCATCTTTATTACGATTCTGATTCTAGAATGCAAAAAAATGCAAGAAGACATATTTGGAAAGATTTTCCAGAACTATTTCAGGCTATGGATGCAGAGTCTAAGGCAGAAATAAAAACAATTTTTAAAGAAAACATTATTGCAAAAAATGCTTTAGGATTAGAGCGAACGCTTAAAGAGTTTGAGGTGTACTCAGGTCTTGATTTTACAAATGGAACAATTACTGAAAATTGCTAAAAGCATATAAAAATACCCCCAAGGATTTCTCCAAGGGGGTATATTATTTTATAGATTACTTAGGAAATTTAGTCATCCAGTATCTGGTCTTTGGAGTAATACCCTTCCAAGAAGACCAGTCGTCTCCACCACTTGTCATGTAGTATGCAATCTCTGCATTCTTGACGGGATTGAAGAGTTCAGCGTTAGAGTCAAGATCAAACTTGGTTCTACGATCAGGACCAAGGGTATCAATCATATTAATTTGGAACATACCATAAGACGAGTCACCAGTCTTGTGATTGCCATTAAAAGCCAATGGTCGCCCATTAGACTCCTTTTTGGCTACTGCCCAAGCAACAACAAGGTCTTTACCCTTGAAGCCTACTAGCGAAAGCAGTTCCTTTAGTTCTAAATCAGTCAGAGAAACCTTGTTCTCAAAACTCTCTAGTTTTTTTGCTTTAGAAACCAAAAAAACCTCTTTCGAGGCGGTTTCCGATGTCTGAGCCTGTTCTATGCTCAAGTTGTTTTTAGTATCAAGATCTGAAATAGCATTAGCAGAGTTTGACAAAACCGTTACTAGTGCTACGATACTGAGTGTGCTAATGATCTCTTTGTTTCTTTCGATAAATTTAATCATAGTTTCCTCCTTAGAAAACAATAACACCTTGGTAGGTGTTACTACCTAGTATAACACAAAAATTTATCAAAAGTCAACTTTAGAGGGTGGTATAATAAAGATTATGCCTCAGTCATCATCTAACTATCCTACTATGAAATACCCTATTGCTTCTGATCCCGTTAATGTACACGGAGATTTTAAGGTTTTGGTAGATGCTTTAAACAACATTTTGCCACCTCTTGGAATGACAAGCGTATCATCTCCTGTAAGAAATGCAAGTTCATCTATTTCTATTTTAGCAGGAAAGCCAATATTTATTTCGGGGGTAACTACTTATGAAGGAAAAGCAATGCCAACTGTAGAATTATACAACCCATCAAGCCCTACTCACAACCCAGATGTTCCAATTCTTGGATTAATGCAATCGGACACACTGCCTTCTACAAATGGAGTTGCTGTAGTATCTGGAATTATACAAATGAATACAACTGGTCTAGGAGTTTCTGGAACAAAAATTTATGTAGATGAAAATGGAGCCTTAGTAAGTGGTCGCCCATCAACTGGTCCAGCAAGATATGTTGGGGTAGTTGCAGTACAAGCAATTAAATCACTTGGAGGAATGATTATAGTTCAAACAAAAGGAAACGGTACTTGGGGTGCACTCAAGGACGGTTTGTCGTGATATAATAAAACTATGGCAACTTTAAGAGGATCTCAATCACTATACAATGTAGGCAATCCGCCTCCTACAGTTATTTGGACTGTAGTTCGTGGAGATACTTCTGGCTTTAAAGTTTATGTAACAGACGATGCAAAAGTGCCTTTAATTTTAAAGGGTCCTGGATCTGAGTGGGATATTGCTATGAAGATTAAAAGACCAACCCTTGCATCAGACAAAGGAGTCATCACTGATAATGCAACTACAATAATGGCTTTGCATCCAGTTGCAGATGAAGATGACCTTGTTGGAGAATTTACAGTTTGGCTTACAGCAGAAGAATCTAATGTATTGCAGACAGGAGACATCTTTGATATCCAAGTTAGCGATCCAACAAGAGTTTGGACGGTTGCTCAGGGTAGCCTAAGAATTCTTGAAGATGTAACAGATTAATGGCAACAGCATTAATACTTGATGAACTTAACGGTAAAACAAAACGAATTTTTCCTATTGACTATCCACTAATTCAAGTAGAAGACTTTACAAGAAACACTTTAATTACGGACATTCTTCCTTTTAGGGTTAAGTTTTCAGCCATTCAAATTGTGGCTATTGGTTTGGGTAATACCCCAGCAATTCCGCTTCAGGTTATTGGCTACAGCAACTATATCCTTTAATAGTCTTATTAAACAGGTGATATAATATCGATATGGCTAAAATATCAATTTCAGATGTAAAGGGTTTATTTCAAACAGGAGATAGACCAACTCAAGAAAATTACGTAGACTTAATTGATACCGCTTCAGCCCAAGCAACAGATTTGGGATCAAAGGGTAACAACGAAAATGAAGTCAACGGTATTGAAAATGTAACTGTCATTGATAACTTTGATGCTACAGTATGGCGCATGGTCAAGTATATTATTTCAATATCCAAGACCTCTGCAGGGGACAACAAGTTCTATGCAACTGAATTAACAATTCTTGTTGACGGTACAAATGTATCAGTCAGCGAGTACGGCACTATCGACAATGATGGGAATATTGGCACCATTGATGTCTCTCGCACTGGAAATACCGTGGCTATTACAGTCACTCCAGATCCTGCGATCAAGCCAGTCACAGTTCGTTACGCACGAATTGGACTTAAGGCGTAATAAAAGGAGATATAAAAAATGGCAACAGTAAATAAAGATTTTAAAATTAAGAGTGGTCTGATTGTTGAAGGTACAACAGCGACAGTTAACGGTTATGACGTTCTTACAAAGAAGCAGGCAGATCAAGATTACGTAGTTAATCTTATTGGTGGAACAGCAACTTCTGCCAACGAAGCAAACAAGGTTGTAAAGCGTGATGCTTCAGGCAACTTTGCTGCAGGAACAATTACAGCAGATTTAACTGGTCAAGTATCAGATATTTCAAACCACGATACAGATGATCTTGCTGAAGGTTCAAGACTCTATTTCACAAATCAAAGAGCACTTGATGCAACTAACGCTGCATACGATGCAGCAGGAGATGCAGCATACGAAGCAGGACTTGTAGCATCAGATCTTTCAGATCACATGTCAGATACATCCGCACACGGTGTAACTGGTAACGTAGTTGGAACAACTGACACACAAACATTAACAAATAAGACCATTGGAGATACACTTAACTTCACTGGCGCAGGAGCAATGACAATCAATTCTGATTCTCATATCGTTCTTACTCCAGCAGCAGGTTCTTCTGTTAAGTGGGGTTCAGATGTTCTTGCAACAGAAAATTATGTAGATGCAGCAGAGACTGCAGCAAATGGATATACAGATGCAGAAATTACAACTGCTCTTTCAACAGCACAAGGCTATGCAACAACCGCTCAAAGCAATGCAGAAACTTATGCTGATGGAGTTGCTGGTGCAGTTCAAGATAATCTTGATGATCACACAAGCGCAACTTCTGCACACGGAGTAACTGGCAACATTGTTGGTACAACAGATACTCAAACAATTTCTAACAAGACACTTGGTAGCGATCTTGCTGCTGGTGGATATAAGGTTTCAGGTCTTGCAGATCCAACTGCAAACCAGGATTCAGCAACTAAGGCATACGTAGACGGAGCAATTTCTGATCTTGTAGATTCTGCACCAGAACTTCTTGATACACTCAATGAGTTGGCTGCAGCAATTGCTGACAATCCAAACTATGCAACAGACATTGCTTCTTCATTAGGAGAAAAGGTTGCCAAGGCTGGCGACAGCATGACTGGAGATCTTGATTTTGGTGGAACTCATAAGGTTACAAGCCTTGCAACACCAACAAACTCAGCAGATGCAGCAACTAAGGGTTATGTAGATGGAGAAATCACTACTGCTCTTTCAACAGCATCAGGGTATGCTTCAGATGCACAAGATGCAGCAGAACTTTATGCAGACGGAGTAGGAACAGCAGCAGTAACAACTGCTAACTCTTACACAGATGGAGAAATCACTGATGCTCTTTCAACAGCACAGGGTTACGCAACTACTGCAGAAGGAAATGCTAATTCTTATACAGATGGACGAATCGAGGCTCTTGATGATCTTGCATCAGGATATGCAACTTCTGCACTAACATCTGCTAATGGATACACAGACTCAGCAATTTCAACTGAAGTTACAAATCGTAATAATGCAATTACTTCAGCAGTAGATGCACTTGACACAGATGCTATTGAAGAAGGCTCAAACCTTTACTTCACAGATGCTCGTGCTAAGTCTTCAGCAGCAGATCTTTTGACTGGTGCAACACTTACAAATATTACAATCTCAGGAACAGGTTCAGGACTTACTATTACCGCAGAAAACGGTGTAGCAGATTCTGATACTGATGATCTTGATGAGGGTACAACAAACCTTTACTTCACAGATGTTCGTGCAGTAGACGCTCTTGAAGCAGTTGTTCCAAACTTTACAGCAGTTGAGGTAAACTCAGTTGCTAAGCAAGTTGCAGCAACAGTTTCTTGCCCAGTAGCAGGAATTAATCAGGCTTATGGATTTGATCCAGAGGCTTACCGTTCAGCAGAATTCCTTGTAAAGGTTGCTTACGGATCACATACTGAAATATCAAAGGTTCTTTTGACACTTGATTCTTCAGATAACATTGCAATTACTGAGTACGGAATTGTTGGAACTAACGGTTCAGCATCAACAATCTCAGCAGATATTTCTGGTGGTAATGTAAGACTACTAGCAACAACCGTTAACAATAACTCAACAGTTACTGTTATGGGAACACTTATAGTTTAATAAAAAATAAAAATAGTTGGAATAGGGAGTAGTAAATGGCAACAGTCGTTAAAGA